TAAAAGATTTATAAAAACGTGACGTCACGTTTTAGATTCATAAGTTAAAACGCCTTCAAAGCGTCGAGTCAAATTCTACAATAACTTTGTAGACGCATTAAGGAATAAGTGGCTAATACATGCTCAATCCTCGTCAGGCCGTTCTTAAACGCCGTTATGGCATGTCTATCTCCGACCGCTATACGTCGGGTATTGTGCGCGCTCGCGCGGCACGTTACAAGTCTCTGGCAATGGTTAGGGTCCCAGCGACCCCACCAGCCATAAGGTCGTACCCTCCTATGCAGCGTACCTCTGGAAGGTTCCAGGGAGGTTCTGCACGCGAGGTAAAGTGTTTCGATTGTACTCCTGCTGCACCGGGAGGTGCTGGCATCAATTGGGTTCTCGGAGCAGTTGCAGCTGCGGAGCCAGGAGCCGTATTCACCGGAATGACTTGCATCAACGAGATCCAGCAGGGAGCTACAGTCTACAATCGTGTTGGGTCGAAGATCCTTATGAAGTCTATAAGGCTTCGTTTGATGCTATTCCCAGCTCTGGGTACAGCAATGAATTTCATGAGGGTTGCGATCGTTTACGATAGGCAGCCCAATGGGGCCTACCCTACAATTGGAGACATCTTTGCAGAAGATGTCACAGGCACCACTACTCATACCGCACCTCTGAACATTGCTAATGTTCGTAGGTTCACTCCGCTGAGGGATCAGATGATCACTGTAGATCCAGCCAGGGCTCTGGTCAATTCTATTGACTGGTATATTACGTGCCGCATGCAGACGGAGTACAAGGGTTCAACTAACACCATCGGAGACATTACTACTGGATCTCTACTCCTCATCATCTCTTCTTACAATCCTGTCTCGGTCTCTTCGTTCCCAGCAGGTGGGGTCTCAGTACGTATTCGTTATGATGACTCGTAAAAGCAAAACAATGTTAATTGTTGCCCAAGAAGTCGGGGGGGTTTTTGCAAGGCACTTCATGCTTGTTCTCGTCGTAGTCTGGGGCATCTTGGCGCTTGAGGATTTGCCAGATGTGAGTGACCCTGCGCCAGAATGCTCTCTTGTCAGTCGCTGGGGTCACCATGTACCACGAACTCGGGGGGTCGTTGGAAGTGATGTACACGCGCTTCCACGCTGCCCACTTGTTTGCGTACCTGCAGTCCAGTTGCACCGGGTAGCGGTCCAGCAGGCGCTTCATCTTGTTGATCGGCCACCCTTGTCCCATGGCGAACTCGTCGAACAGGACCGCCTCCTGGTAGTTGTAGCCTCCCCACGGGTCTCTTCCTTCCTCCGCTGAGTACAGGTTCTTGCCCTCTCTTGCGCGGACTCTCCACGTCTTGCCTGTGTCGCTCTCCCCCCACAGCACGATCACCGTCAGGGTCTCTCGCTCCGTGTACTGCCACTTCTCCTGAGCGAACACGCTTGCGACCTCCTTCATCCCCTTGCTGAACTTGAGGGCCTCGCATGGGAACTCCATCACGGTCTCCTCGTAGCTCTTGCCACCCTTGAGGGCGCCAGCCACTGCGTCCAAGTCGCTTCTGTGTCCTTGTACTCCTGCTTTGGTGTTCCTCTCCCCGAACTCGATCGGGGGCTTCTTCTGGGACTTCTTCTTTGAGCAGTACCGGATGCACGCCAGTTCCGGCTTCTTCGCCCATTGCAGGTGGATCCCAGTCATCGAGGGGTCGAGTAACTTCCGGACCGCTTGGAATCTCGTACGGTCCTTGAAGCGCAAGTAGCCCTGCAAGTGCAGCCTCCCAGTCTCTGGGCAGATCTCCTCCTGGAAGATCATGTACTCCACACCCTGCGGAAGTCCTTGGGGACGATAGTCAGCACCCTCTGGATACCAAGTAAACATCCACCTTGCGTACATGTTGCGCTTGTTCTCGACGTCTTCTCCGGGGTTCTCCTCTTCTTCTTGGGGGGCTGGCTTCTTGGGCTCGGGGGCACGCAGAGTAGCTTCGTCAGCTAGTTCCTCGTCGCTGAGCATCCTCTGAGGTGCGACAGGTTCAGGCCTCTTGCGGTCTTGAGGCACGGACTTGGGCTCCTCCTCCTCTTCACTCGAGATGTAGTAGACAGCAGCCTCGTCGGTGTCGACGTAGTGGTGGTCGGAGTATTGGGAGTCTAGTACCACGCTTGGAGGGATGTCCTTCTCGCACTCGTCAGCCCAGCTCTTGATGTCGTACTCGCTGAAGGTCCTAGACATCGCGCGCGGCGGTGGCGGCGTCGCGGGAGGCGTCGCGGCGGCAGGCGCGGCGTCCTTCTCGTCCTCCGAAATGGAAGGTGTCCTTGGCTCGGAATCCATTGGAATGAGATTGGCAGATTTGATTTGAATTGCTCTCTGATTGAATTGTAGTTACAGCAGATATCAAGTTATTGAACTCGATTTGAATAAAAAAATACACATCGATTTTTGCTAGATATTTAAAGGTGCATTTGGAAATTTCTAGAAGTTTCTAGAACGGGTATAGTCAGTGAAAACTGAGAGATAGTCGTTTGGAATTCCGACGAAAACTCGTAAAGTATCTAGATAGTGGGATCTACCATAAGTTGGATTTGTGATTGGAGAATAGGAATTGAATTGAGAATAGGAATTGAAAGTGAGTTGGTAAGTGGAGTGAAGCGGAACAGATACAAAGATTAACTGTATTTATAGATACAACGCTTGACAACGCTTGCCGCCAATTTATTGGGGGCTTTGAAAAAACATAGGACATTGAGTGGTCCTCTAATTTATTAGGGGACTTAGCTGAAAGGCACTTGGGTTTTTTTAAAAAGAGTTGTGTGTTAGAGAGTTAAGCTCTAATATCCCTTGTTCTAATATAAAAACACTAATTATTAAATTAGCTGAAAGACCAGGGGCCCCCGACAGGGGTGAAGGTCTTTTAAATACTAAGGCCAAAGGTTTTGCCTTGAGCCCTCAGAAGTGGCCCAACATCCTTAGTATTACAGGCCACTTCTGAGCCAGAGCCAAAAGTTGAGCCATCTCCAATTTTGGCGATTTGGTGAAATGGAATGAAATGAGCGACGCAGTTAGCGAATGGAATGGAATGAAATAGAACATTGTTAAGCATCAGTGTAAGTAATCCTATAATAGAATCCACAGTCGAAAGGATTAACACCAGCAGCGCTAACACTGATGCAACCGAGCCAAATAGCATTTGTGCGAACGCTAGCAACGGCACCTGCTGAACTTGAGTAGAAAGTGTCGAAATCCAGGGGCACTTTCCAGTCTATGGTAGTACTTTCCGGATTACCAACAGCAGCGCCTCCGTAGGCAGCGCACTTAGAGGTAACCTCGTCAGCTAGAATGATGAAACGTTCTTTCTGTGTCCATACAATAGGACAGTGAATAAGACCGTAACCAGTAGTTGCCGGAAATATGTCACCCACCACGGGTGTAGTACCGTTAGCTTGCGTGTCCACCAACAGGAATGTCCTATGCGTATTAACCGCAGTATGTGCGGCTTTGGATACAATTGAGCCTCTGACTGTAAGCTCAATGTTATGTACCCTAGCACCGATCCGTTCGAAGTACTGGTAACCACCAGCAATGGGATTTATGCATCCCATTTGTAGAGTAGTTGTAACGTCGTTAAAGTTCCAAAGACCTTCGAACGCCTTAACTTCCATGAGTGTAAAAGATTTATAAAAACGTGACGTCACGTTTTAGATTCATAAGTTAAAACGCCTTCTAAGCGTAAGGTAACCTTCTACAACAATTTTGTAGATCACCTAAAAAACAAGTGGATAATACATGTCTACTCGTAGGCGTACTGGTCTTCGCCGGTATGGTATGTCTATTACCGACCGCCTCATTACGGGTGCTGCTCGTTCTCGTGATGCTAGGGCTATGCGTGCCGCTGTTTATCGTGTCCCGGCCACTCCTCCGTCGGTCCCTGCAGCCCTTAGGGCTCTCATGCCTCTAGCTGCAGCGCGCTCAGCGCGCTACCAATCGGGATCGGCACGCGAGGTTAAGTGCTATGATTGTGCTCCTGTGCAACCAGCAGCCGGCATTTCGTGGATCCTTCCCAACGCTCTTAGTGGTGATCCAACAGCTGCGTTTGTAGGCATTACGTGCCTAAATCTGGTGCCGCAGGGCGCTGGAGTTTTCCAGCGTGTCGGCAACAAGATCTTCACGCGCAATATACGTCTGCGTGCCTACTTCTCTGCGGCCACTGCAGCAGATTTGGTGTACCTGCGTGTTGCTGTCATTTATGACAGGCAGCCCAATGGAGCTTATCCAGCTATAGCCGACATTTTTGCGAATGCTACCACTGGTGCTTGCACACAGATGGTGTCGCTGAACATCGCAAATGTCCGTCGCTTCACACCTTTGAGGGATCAGATACTTACTGTTGATCCCGCTAAGTCTGTTATGCCAGTCATTGACTGGTATATCCCGTGTCGCCTTCAGACCGAGTTCAAGACATCGACCTCTGCCATCGCTGATATCACAACGGGGTCTATCTTGCTAGTTGTGTCTGCCGTAAATGGGGCAGGTTCTCTGTCTACCTTTGCAACTGGTGGACTTGTGTCCAGGATCAGGTATGATGATTCGTAAAGAAGCAAACAATGTTAATTGTTGCCCAAGAAGTCTGGGGGGTTTTTGCAAGGCACTTCGTCCTTGTGCTCGTCGTAGGTCGGGTCATCTTCGCGCTTGAGTATCTGCCAGATGTCGGTGACCCTGCGCCAGAACGCCTTCTTGTCAGTCACAGGGCTTAGCATGTACCACGTCTTCGGGGGGTCGTTGGAAACGAGGTAGACCCTCTTCCAGGCGGCCCACTTGTTCGCGTAACGGCAGTCCAGCTGCACCGGGTAGTGGTCCAGGTAGCGCTTCATCTTGTTGATCTGCCACCTTTCGCCCATGCCGAACTCGTCGAAGAGGACCGCCTCCTGGTAGTTGTAGCCTCCCCACGGGTCCCTGCCGTCCTCCACGACGTAGAGGTTCTTGCCTTCTCTTGCGCGGATCCTGTGAGTCTTGCCCGTGTCGCTCTCCCCCCAGAGCACGATCACCGTCAGGGTCTCGCGGTCCGTGTACTGCCACTTCTCCTGGGCGAAGACGCTTGCGAGCTCCTTCATCCCCTTGCTGAACTTGAGGGCCTCCGTGGGGAACTCCTTGACGGTCTCCTCGTAGCTCTTGCCAGCAACTAGGGCGCCAGCCACTGCGTCCAAGTCGCTTCGGTGTCCTTGTACCCCAGCCTTGACGTTCTTCTCGCCGAACTCCACCGGGGGCTTGAGCTGGGACTTCTTCTTCGAGCAGTAGCGAATGCACGCCAGTTCCGGCTTCTTTGCCCACTGGATCTCCACACCAGGCATCGAGGGGATGAGCATCTTCAGGATCTGCGCGAAACGCAAGCGCTCCTCGCAGCGCAAGTAGCCCTGCAGATGCAGTCTCCCAGTCGTCGGGCACCTCTCCTCTTGGAAGATCATGTACTGGACCCCCTGCGGAAGTTCTTGAGGGCGATAGTCAGAATCTCTCGGAAACCAGCGCCACATCCAGCGAGCGTACTTGTTGCGTTTGTTGCCAACCTCTTCTCCGGGATCTTCCACATCTTCTTCTGGGGGGACAGGCTTCTTGGGGTCGGGCGCGCGGAGCGTGGCCTCGTCCAGCAGCTCTTCGTCCGTGAGCATCCTTGCGGCAGGAACAGGTCCAGGCCTCTTGAGGCCCTGCGTGATGCACTTGGGCTCCTCCTCAGAGTCGCTTGGGATGTAGTAGACAGCAGCCTCGTCGGTGTCCACGTAGTGGCGGTCGGTAAACTGGGAGTCTAGCACGAAGCTAGGTGGAACGTCTCCCTCTTCTTCGCTCTCGTCTGCCCAGCGAGAGTCCTCGCCGCGCAGGTCCAGCTTGCTGAGCGTCCTCGCGAAGTGCTTGGGTGGCGGCGGGGTCATCGGCGGCGTCGCGGCAGCCGGCGCGCAGTCCTCGTCCTCGGAAATCCTTGGGCTCGACATTGGAGAGATTGGCTTTGAATTGAATTGCAGGTACAGTTGATATCAACTAACAGGCTCTGAATGAATAAAAAAGTTACAGAGCTGAGTCATAGGATATTTAAAGGTGCAAATGGAAACTTCTGGACGTTTCTAGAACGGGTATAGTCAGTGAAAACTAGCAAATAGTCGGCGGGAATTCCGACGAAAACTCCCACAATATCTAGATGCTTGCATCTCCCATAACCGTGTGGAGTGGAAGAGATTGAGTAATCAATCTGTATTTTGAAATAAAAAGAGATTGGTGAGTGGAGTGAAGCGGAACAGATACTTACAGATTTAATAGATATAGCCACTAAACAACACTTGCCACAAGGTTCATTCATTTTCTTTTAAGAAGAGTTGTGTGTGGTGAGTCTTTTTTAATAGACCTTGCGTTATAATTGTGGGAGGGGGTGCGGCGCGGCCGTGGGGCCGCGCGCGGGGGCGCGGCCGCGGGGGTGGGGTGCGGGGCGCGCGGGGCGGGGCGCGGCTGGGGCTGCGGCCCGTTGTAAGGCTGGGGGAGTGAGGGGGTAGTGGAGGGGGACCGCGTACGGGTGGGTGGGACAAGGTACCCCTCCATACGGGAAACTACTTCTGACCCTTAATGATGCGGGTAATCCATGTCAAAAGTGGTCTACCTCCTACGTATTCCAGACCACTTTTGACCCAGACCCAAATGTAGACCCACCCCCAAAAATGGTTAAGGACCAAAAGGGTGAAATGGAATGAAATGAGCGACGCAGTTAGCGAATGGAATGGAATGAAATAGAACATTGTTAAGCATCAGTGTAAGTAATCCTATAATAGAATCCACAGTCGAAAGGATTAACACCAGCAGCGCTAACACTGATGCAACCGAGCCAAATAGCATTTGTGCGAATGCTAGCAACGGCACCTGCTGAACTTGAGTAGAAAGTGTCGAAATCCAGGGGCACTTTCCAGTCTATGGTAGTACTTTCCGGATTACCAACAGCAGCGCCTCCGTAGGCAGCGCACTTAGAGGTAACCTCGTCAGCTAGAATGATGAAACGTTCTTTCTGTGTCCATACAATAGGACAGTGAATAAGACCGTAACCAGTAGTTGCCGGAAATATGTCACCCACCACGGGTGTAGTACCGTTAGCTTGCGTGTCCACCAACAGGAATGTCCTATGCGTATTAACCGCAGTATGTGCGGCTTTGGATACAATTGAGCCTCTGACTGTAAGCTCAATGTTATGTACCCTAGCACCGATCCGTTCGTAGTATTGGTAACCACCAGCAATGGGATTTATGCATCCCATTTGTAGAGTAGTTGTAACGTCGTTAAAGTTCCAAAGACCTTCGAACGCCTTAACTTCCATGAGTGTAAAAGATTTATAAAAACGTGACGTCACGTTTTAGATTCATAAGTTAAAACGCCTTCAAAGCGTCGAGTCAAATTCTACAATAACTTTGTAGACGCATTAAGGAATAAGTGGCTAATACAT